CGACCTCAAGAAATATCCATGTTACGCCGCCAACCAGAACGAACTGGAAGAGAACTGGCGATGCATAAGACGCTAAGAAAGGAGAACGAACATTGAAACTCATCATAAGAGGCCTTGCGGACCATGCGCATCGGCGCTGGTCTACTTGGATAAAGGCGGTTTACAAGACCTGTGAGGTCGGCCCACAGGGCTGTATCATCATCCCGGCGCAACTCGCGAATACTTGGCTCGGTCTGGCCGAGGCGCCCTGGGGCGCCCTGGAGACGCATGACCAAGAGATAGCCTTGGAGGAAGCAAACGACATCCTCAAGATCGTGATGGCCTCTAAGGAAGCCAACCCCGCGAATGTCGCGCTCCGTGACTACTTCGCTGCCCACGCGATTCCCGAGGTCATGCGGCAGATGCAAGCCAACCGCACCGCCGAGGACAAAGGGAAGGGGGCCGCGTGCGCTTACCTGGTGGCCGACGCCATGATGGCCTACCGCGCCAAGTATCCCAAGACGGAAGGAGAGAAACATTGCCCAGACCAGAGCCCTTGCGAAAAGAAGTAACCGACAACGACCACGCCGTCAGCCTGAGCGTGCGCCTGTGTAGAGAGGAACGTAACGCTAACGCGACGGGACGCCCCGGCTATCGGCTCTTCCTGCGAGGAGGCGAGCTGGAGAAGGCGAAGGGCTCGTCCTCTCCGTTCGGGGCCGTGGCCTGGAAAAATAAAGACTGCGGGTTCGACGGCTACTACCTTCTCGCGCAAGACGTCGTAGACCTGCTGGCCCCTCGGATGCAACTGGAGCCTGGCCATGGGCCGCTGAAGATCGATGTCTCGCTCACGGTTGCACGAGACGAACAGACGGAGGGGGGAGCGATGTAATGGCGCCAGACGCAGAGAAAGGCTTCAAGATCAAACCCACCTCGGAGGGGGAACCCATAGTACCAGGCAACGGCCTGAAGAACATGGTGGTTACAAACAGCACGTTTGAGGTTGCCGTCCTCATGTGCCATGGGCTACGGATAATGAAAACGGTGGCAGGGGAGCGCGGTAGGGTGGCGTTCTTCTTCAACAGTCCCAAGGCTGCTGAGCTGCTCCTCGACCATCGGAACGGAGACATCACGGTAAACACGCGGGAGTTTTGCCAGAACGTCAACAATGCCCGCGACATCATTTTCGCCGAAAGGGGGAACGCTGAGCGATGATTTCCCTAATCAAGTTGTGCGAGTACCTGGCCGTTGAGTGCAGGAGACAAGCCAGCGCGATCGAGGCAGAAGAGAACAAGACGTCGTCTCTTTCCCTTCAAGGGCTGACGCCTGAGCAGCTACTCTACCCGGTGCGTCGCGCCTCCCTCGTCGACCTGGCTGTGTGTCTGGGTCGTACCGCAGCGGCGCTCGAAAGGACGCCCGAAGCCCAGGCTATTATCCAGGTCTCGAAGGGCCTGACCGTCGACATGGCGCACCGAAAAGTCCGCAGGGCGGGGGCGCCGGGGGGGGCCCAAGTGGTACCTAAATCAACGGAAGGAGCCAAGGAGCAATGACGACCTTTTGCGTAGACCCAAGAGCACAGGAGCCGGGCGACGGTACCAACTGGCACCGAGCGTTCAAGGAGTTTCCCGAAGAGATGCAAGCCGGCGATCACTTCTACTACTGCGGCGGGCCCTATATCGACCAGGCGCTCGTAGGCGGGCGTACCGGCGGGCCGGTGCTTCGCATCGAGAAGGCAACGCCGCACAACGCCGGCGGAAAGATAGAGGGGGCGTCAGACTGGAGCCTGGAGCACTCCGCGATGTTCGACGGGGGCCTCAGTATGTCGCTGCGTAACGCGGTCTTTGTTGGGGGAGAGAAGCAGCACACCTGGCCAGGGCTTCTGGCCAAAGAGCCGCCCAAACTCGAAACGTACATGTCGAGCCCTGCGAGCCATTACCGAAGCCGCACGTTGACAATGACGGCGTGCGAAGGGCTGCGGATCTTGGGTGTCGAGTTCACCCAGGCCGGCATCAACCAGGGCCCAAGGATGCATGACGTATGGTACTTCATTGACTGCCACGACGTCGGCTTCACCGGCTGCTCTGCCGGCAAGACCAACCGCGCTATAGGAGTGGCGATCGGCAGGTGTTCTAATCTGTGGTTTGAAGATAACATCTTCCACGATCGCGACTGTGACACGCCGTCGGTACACGGAGAAGGGTTTCAGATCTTCCCGCTGGGCGAAGCCGGCTTAGTGGGCGAACAAGGCGCCAGGTTCCACCACAACCTTTTCCGCGACGTCATCGGTACCGGGTTCATCATCCTCAAGGGGCGCCATACGGCGATGGTCGAAGTGACGGATAACGTCTTCGTCCATGAGGCCTACGGCCACGGGAGCAACGGCATCTTTGGGAACTCAAGCAATGACTCGTCCTTGCTCTCCCTGTTTGCCCGTAACCTCGTCTTCAACTGCAAGGGGCAGACTGGCGTATGCTTCCACGGCTCAGAGAACGCTGCTCGTAACGACGTCATGGCGAACATCTGGGCCGAGTGTATCGACAACCACGGCGGGCCTGTCGTGAAGCCTTACTTCAAGGGCTGTCGGGTCTTCGACTCGAACATCTACTCAGGTCTCGCAGTGATCCTCAATAACCCCAGGGAGCGCGACTTCTGGCCACGCACGCAATTCGATCCTATCGAGCAGGTAGGGCCGCTGCCGTTCATGGGGAGCGTGCCGCCAGACGTTCCTCCCCAGATATCGCCCTTTAACCTCGGCCGTGCGATTGCGATGGCGCGAACCGCACTGCTGAGCATCGAGGGCGTTTCGACCAAAGCCATAGCCGCGAGGGCGAAATCTGACGAGACGCTGCAATACCTGATAGACCTGAAAGAGAGTCAGTAATGCCGACCAGTTGGAGCCCACTATACCGGCATGGCCAGTACGGCTTCCAGTTCTGCACAGAAACGAAGCCCTACGTGTGCTTGTCCTGCAAGGGCACCGGGCTCTTGGGCGTCTGGCTATCACGTACCAGACTGGGGAACGTTTACGGCGAAGGCTATAGCATGTGCCCCGTCTGTCATGGGTACGGACTTTCAGCAGCTTGCACCGTCAAGTTTGTTTACTGGGACAAGGAGAAGCCGAAAAAGAAGCCTCTCTTTGACTCGTTCACGACATGGGGCGCCGATCCACTGGACCCCCCGATGTACCCCAACTGAGAGGAGGGAACCTGCGCCAAGCCGCCTTAACGGCGGTCATACTACTTTGGACGCTGGCGTCTGGGACTTGACCCGCTGGGCGCCAGTGTTTTATGCTCCGCCCTATGGCAATCGCGAGTGACCCCCTCTCCGAGTTGCACAACCCCGCCTTCCGCCGTGCCATCATCGCAGACCCGGTCCGCTACGCCTTCCTACTCCTCGGCTTCCAGTGCTGGCAACGCCAGGCGGAAGTCCTTGAAGCGATCTTCCACCATCGAAAAGTCGTCGTGCATACCGGCCACGCTGTCGGCAAAACGTACATGATCCCCGTACTCTTGATCCTGCACATGATCGCCAGGCCAGACAGTCTGGGCGTCCTTACCGGCGCGAGTTGGTCGAACGTCGAACAGGTAATGAAGAACCTACGCTCGCGGTTGATGCAGTTACCGAAAGGCCTCAAGTTCGGTCAACCCACCAGGCACAAGTGGCAGCTCGGCCCAGAGTGGTACCTGGAAGCCTTCTCGCCAGACAAACCCGAGGGGATCGCCGGCAAGCATTCCTCAGGGCCCAGCGCCGGCACCATCCAGGTCGTAGACGAGGCCAGTGCCCTACTGCTCCCAATCTCTAAGGCGCTCATGGGCAATATGACCGGAGAGAACGATCGTTTGCTCTACATCGGAAACCCTCTGCACGCTGACGGGCCCTTCGTCGACGCAATCAATAACGTCGACGGTTCGTGGAAGGTTATCCATATCTCGAGCCTCGATTCGCCCAACTTCCGCGACGACGGGATCTACGTACCGCACCTGGCGAGCCCGACCTGGCATGATGAAATGAAACGCGAGTACGAAGAGGGAAGCCCAGAGTATAAGGCCCGCGTGCTTGGCCTGGTACCTGACATCACCGACGATACTCTGATCCCCTCGTCGCTGGTCAGGGCGTGCGGCGACGAGAAACGCCTCAAGCAATCTCTGAGATGGCAAGACGATGGACCTCTGATCGTGAGTTGCGATCCTGCGCGGAGTCCCTTCGGCGATCGCACTACGATGCTCGTGCGCGGCGAGACCCGCGTACATCTCTACGAACAACATCGCGGAAAAGACAGCGTGTGGATCGAGCAGCGCCTCGACGACATCCTCGACGACTACACCGTCAAGGGGGAAGACCGGAGCCGCATTCGTGACGAGTACATCGACGGGCAGAACATGGGCGGGCCCCTCTGCGATCGCCGTATCCGCCGGCAGCAGATAGACCCGACCAGGCCCCACGTTCACCAGTGCATTGCCGGCCATCGAGCGCACGACATGAAACGCTTCGGCAACGAACGGGCCGAGATGTTCTCCGAGTTGAAAGACCTGCTCTCCACTATTGCCATCCCCCCGAGTATTCTCGCCCATGTCCTTGAGTGCTCCACCATTCGCTTCAGGCGTTCGATAACTCGCGATGTGATGTATATGGAAGACAAGCAAGAGTACAAGAAGCGTACCGGCAAGTCGCCCGACGCTGCCGACGTCTTCGCTCTCTCCTGCGTCCGTATGGTAGGCAAGAAAGCCTTCCCGATGCTTGACGCCATCGTGCATCAAATGAACGCGAGGCCGATCGTCGACGAGAAAACCAACGAGATAAACTTCGCCAACCTGCCCGACGAGTGGAAACGCAAGGGCTCCCTGCACCGGGCCGTCTGGCTTTCGCGTGCAGGTGAAAGCGGCGCCGTCTGGGTGCATGTCGACGAGTCGGCTGTAACGAACAACGAGTATGTCGCCGGCGGTTGCTGGACCGTGTACCGTGTGCTCAAGGCTTACGATGTGCCGGCCAGGATCTTCTACGAGGATGTCCTACAAAAGTCCGGAGACGAGCAGTACCGGGTCAATACGATCTCTTCTTATGACACTTCAGAGACGAACGAGACTTACGACATCACCCAGGACATTTGGGAACTCATGGACGTGAACATGACTACGGTACCGGCCACCGACATCAAAGGCTCGAGAGGGCTCGAGGTACTCGACCGGCTGCTCCTAAGCGCCCTGGCCCATAATGTCCCAGACCATCCCTATTGGGACGACCATGACCCAGGACTCTACCAGTCGCCCGAACAGATGCTCGTGTGGCCGGCCATCCTCGTCGACGACCTCAACCGCGCCAGGCGTGAAGAGATCACGTACACCGGAGAAGAAGATACCCCCGAAAAGGAAGGCCTCATCGGGGGCGGTTCTTCGTTGGTCAAGTGTCTTCGGATGCTTGCGGTTAGTGGCGTCTCCGCTTCAGTTTAGCCCGCTGTGCCAGGCCAACGAGCCGCTTGGTTCTCGCTTTGAGTTGCCGGCGTTTGTCTTCCGGCCGCAGCGATCGATTCTGCATGATCCTCTTGACCTGAGACCGTACCCCTGACATCGCCCTGGCGGTTGACTCAAGACCTTTCCGCCGGGCCAGGTAGAACTTGTCACGCCGCGCTATCATCGCAGCCTCGGAAGTGTTGCCGCGTGCGCGTAGAGTCTTCCAAGAGGTGAACGCTTTGCGTGCCTTGTCGAGATCCTCGTAGAACTCCGCGACTGATTCGGCGCCGGAGGTTGGGTACCGGATAAGAAGAGACCGGATACCAGGCCAGTCTTCAAGGCCCTTTGCTGGGCCAGGGACGGCGTCTACGAGCCCCGACGACTTGAGGCCTACATCTATGGCCCCCTGCGCGTAACGGCCCAGGCCACCCGTCCAGCCGCCTACAACCAGGTCTATGTGACGGGGCGAGACGTTGAGCCAGCCACCGATGATCTTCGAGACCTCACTCGTCCACGGGCCGTACTGGTATTTCTTATAGAGATGTGTCTCCGAGTCGGGAATGACTTTCCTGTGCCGCCAGTCTTTGTTGGCGTAGATGTGCAGCGCCGGCCAGAAGAAAGTCGGCATAGGTACCGGGACATCGACCCGCGAGATCGTGGCGAGCACGCGCTTACCCAGCCTGGCGTCCTCGCCCTCATAGTGCGAGATGATCCCGTCGACGATGCGCTCAGGCAACGAGCCGAAAATGGTCCCAACTTCAAACGGCTTCGGGATGCGCCAGATGTGATTCTCAGTAAACACGATCCAGAAGAGATCTTTTTGCCACTGGGGTATTTCCTTCCAGCGCGGATCTTTGCGGTTGTGCAGCATCAAGGCCACCGAGGCCAAGGCGAGAAGCGACAGACGAGCGGACGTCGTCCAGGGGCGCTCTTGAAACGCGGTACCGAGACGAGAGTAGCCACCGATACGCGCCGCGAAGAACGCACTGATCTGATTTACCCCCCAGGCGTAGGAGCCCATCTTCGCGAAGTCCTGAGTGACGCGCCGGCTGGCCCATGCGGCCCTGGCCATCGCTTCTTTCTCAGGCGTGCCCTTCTTGATCTCGCTCTCGTACACCCTGCCGAACTCACCTATGCGCGTGACGTTCTCCATCGTCTCGCTAAGGATACGCAGTACCTCGATTGGGTTCTTGATCGTGCCGGCGATTCGCTTGAAGCCGCCCTGCTTGGCAAAACTGCTCGCCTTCTTCCGGAGACTCTTGCGGTCCATCGAGACAAACGCAGCGTGGGCGCCGCCGGCCAAGATCCACTTGCGAACCATCTCGCCGCCGTCCTTGCCCTCCCAAATGTGCTTATCCTGCATCATGTAGTACATGCCCTTGACGATGTTGGCGCCAGGGATCGGGGTTGTGAACGTGTACATGAGCGATTGGACGGCGTCACGCCAGGGGTTACGGACGATCGAGAAATCGGGGTTGAGCGTAGCGCCCGCCCTGAGCCATACCGCCGGCGCACGTAGCACCTTGAAAACGGCGTGGAGATCCTGACGCGACATGCCGGTAAGCACGTTCCAGATCTCACGCGACACCAGGTAGTCCTTGCGTTCGCCATCGCGGAAAATGGTGACGACGTCCTCGCGGGGCATTTGATGTCGCGGAATGAAAAACGTGACGACCTCTTCTGCCGCCTGGCCGTTGACCTTCATGCCGAGTTTCTCTAACTCATGCACCAGGTTCTTCACCGGCTGCGTCACCGGGCCCATCTGTACGGGTGTCTCTTCTACCTTAGGGGTCTTGCCGGCGTTGTCGGCGATCATGCCGGCCACTCTCTGCTTCTCGGCCATCGAGACAAACGTGTAGACGTTCTTGATGATCGACTCCATCGGGTCGACGATCTGGGTACGCCCGCCTTTCATCTTCGAGACCGGCGAGAACAAGTCGACCAGGCGTTCGCTTTTAAGCAGCGGGTTCTTGCCAGGACGGTGCGCCTCTTCGATGATGCGGTAGAAGGGAACATAGTAGGGGTTCAGTACGCGCATCACCTGGGCCGCGCCGGGGCTCAGGCCTCCGGAGTCGACCAGGTATTGCAAGAGCTGGTCTTGGAACTTATGCATCTTCTCGGCAGCGACTACGATGTCGGGCATGTTCTTCTTCATCCACCGAATCGCCTTGTCCGCGTCGGCGGGGTCGATGCCAGTTTCCAGCGATCGCTGCTCGGACAAGTGCTTCGCCCTCAAGGCCACCATGTACGTCGAGATGTACGCCATGCGGCCATCGTCGGCGATCGCAGAGACGATCTCGTTCATGCCTGGCCCGATAACCTTCGAGATGTCGCCGAACTCCACCATGCCATGCTCGAGCATGTGGTACGAGATGCCCATGCGGCCATTGAAGAGCCGCGCCGTCCGATACTCCGACTCTGTGACGTCCTCGTTCTTGACGTACTTGCGGCCCTTGATCTCGCGCTCCATACGCAAGAGCGGGTGCAGTTGGTCTACCCAAGTGTCGATGAACTTCTCGTAAAGGTCGCGAGTGTCGAGGACCCCGCGCTTGCCGCCAGTGTGATCGATTCGACCCGCCACCGGCTGCAAGTCCGGAACGTCCTCGGGTGACGCGAGTTGGTACTTGGGCGCCCGCTCCTTGAGGATCTTCTCGCGTGCAGCGTCGGGGATCTCCATGTACCAGACATCCTGCGCCGGCCTGAAAGTAAGTTTGAAGTCCTTGATAGCAGCCTGTGGCGTCTCGTGGGAGCCCCAGAACTTCGAGCCCATCGCGTGCGGCGCCTCCTCTGGCAAGCGCCCTACGTTGTCCTGGTTCGTCTTTATCGACCAACTGGTGAAGCGTTCGGAGACGTCATTCTTGACAACGTCAAGGAGCCTTAGGTCCTCGCTCTCCCCCCAGTCCTCTACTGAGCGGTCCACCGGGCCGAAGCCTACGGCTCTTTGCTCTGCCCTCAGGCCGAAACGCTTGAAAATCTTGTTCGCGATGTCGACGACCATCTTGTCGTAGAAGGCACGCATAGGCTTGCCGCCCATCCGCAAACCCTCCGCGTCTATCGCGCCCCTGCTGCCGTTCTCGTCCGTGAGGATCTGTACCGCGACGTTCGTACCGACCTGTTCGGCCAACTTGCTCTCTTTGATGTTGTCGAGGAGCTGTATGCTGCCAGACCAGGGGTGAATAGTGAGATCGTATGCGCGTTCTTTCCCTTCTACCTCATCGTGCAATTCCCATTCGATCTCCTTCACATGTATCTCGAGGCCATAGAGAAGATTTTGCTGAAGTCCGGTTGACCAGGCCAGGTCTTTTCCCTCTTTCACGGCGACCATCAGCGCACGCCGCAGAGTTAGGGCGACCCAGTCTTCCGTCTTCGGGTACGGGCCAACTGGGGTTGTTTCGAGGTACTCGGCGCGTTCTTCAGCCAGGTGGTCGAACTCTCGGAGCAGCCCCAGCTTCTCCCTGGCGTTGTCAAGTGAGCCCTTCAGTGTTTTTCGCCAATATGTCGCCCTCGCTTCTCCAAGGAGATCTTTCGCGTAATCGTAGAGCTCCTGCGTTGGCACTCTCTCGCTACGCGTCCAGTCCTCGAAGCCCGAGGACGCCGGCGCCATTTCGTACTCCTCGAAGAGCGGGCCCCAGTCGGCGCTCAGTTCGCTCAGGTGTATGCCGGCCAAGTCCGACCACTGGCTCTTGTTCTCGCTTAGGAACCGCATGAACTTGTCGAAGGTGGCGCTGTCCTTTGTCGCGCCGTGGTGCAAGGCACTCTGAAACTTGCGGAGATGATCCCTCGCCCGAGAGACGAGCCGGCCCGTCTGTTCACGCATACGTGAACTCGTCGCAAACATCCCATCGGCGTGAGCGAACGCCTCGCGGATCTTTTGCATCCTGCGTTTGATCTCTTTAAGGCGCCCTTGCCCTACGAGCGTCTGGTACCCGCCCTTGCGCCCGCTTCCGTGCCAGTCCGACTGTATCTCCTCAAGGAAGAGCGCACCTCGAGGCGCTAAGCGTTTTACCGGCTGTCGGTCAGTCACGCGGAAATGCGAGACTACGTTCTCTTCGGCCCAGTGCGCCCCCACGAAGGGCTTCGCCAATGCCGTGAAGTGGTCGAGGTTTCCGAAACGCGCTGCGATCTCTGGGGCGTCCCTCGCGATCATCTCTACCAGGTTCCCCATCGTCCAGACGCGGCGAGCCGTAAGCTCCTCTGTCTCTAACGATCGGTGCGACGGGCCCAGGAGATCGGGGCGTTCCTTGCGGATCGTGTTCAAGAGAGAAGCACGGAAATACTCTTCCTTGTCCCATTGCTCGGTCGGCCACATCATCAGGAACTCGCGGTAGCCTACCGCCAGGGGGGCTTCATCCTGCCCTGTTTGCGTCCAGCTGTAATACTTGGTCTTGGGGTCGGCGTTGTACCTCGTATCGTCGAAGCGATGATAGGCTCGCGTAGCGTGCGCCATTAGCCTGTGCTCTATCTCAATCGGGAGCCCATACTCCGAGGCAACGTCGTGAATGGGTTGACGTTCGTCGATCATGTCTGCGATGCTTCTCGCCCAGACGTCGCGGTCTTCGCTTCTGACATGGTCGGGGTGTTCACTCAGCCAGTGAGTGATGGCGCCGACCGTCTGCTGGCGCGAGTCTTCATAGAGCATATAGGCAGTTCTGGCCCCTGGCTCTTGCGGGCTTGGATCGCCGAAAACCTTCTCTTGTAACGGGATGTTGTAGCGGTCAAGGAAAGCCCTGATCTCTTCAGTCTCTACCGCGCCCTTCTGACTTCTTAACCAACTCTCGAGCCCTGACCAGTAGACTTCCGCTCGTTTCACGCCCTGGGTCTTGAGAAGTTTGTTGATCCAGTCCTGCCCCCTGGCCTTCATCGGCCTGAGATTGTTCACGGCCTGGTTGAGCGTCGAGTAGAAGCCCATCTCGTCGACTTCGCCCTCGGCCAGTTGGAACCGTGGGGTGTGGCCCTCGAGATAGTAGCGTTGGATGTCCGCGGTGATCTTGCGCGGGTTGGTCGTCTTCAGGTCGTAGCTCCGCGACATGTGCGAGTGCGTATCGGAGTACAAGTCGATCGAGAAACGGCTCTCGCTGAAAGGCGTGTCCTCGAAGAGCCGGCGGATGGTCGCGAGCTGCGGCGCCGTAGGCCTGCCGTAGAGCATCACATGGGAGCCTTCAGGCATCCAGCGTATGACGCCTAACTTGCCCACCAGGCGAAGCATCCTGTCGCGGTACCCCGTGGCGCCGTCTACCTCGCCGCGCTTGTCTTGTAAAGACTTCGGGATGATCCGCGCAAACTCCGAATGGTCGCGAGTTCTCTGGCCATCCCCGCCTGGTTCACTCCCATCGAGCATCCGGCCATTCGGCAAGATCCCGAAGGCTCTCGTCGGCAGACCCGTAGTACCAAAGATCCGCTTTGCGTTCGCGATGGCCTGGTCCTTCTCCGTCTTCGTGAAGAGGGGCTTGTCCGTGATAAGCCGAGCGACGATCGCCAGGGCCTCGGCCTGGTCGCCTGAGAGCCTCCCGCTCCTCTCAGTCAGTCTTTCGATTATCTCCTTGGTGTCTTTCCAGCGACGGCGATCGTAACCCAAAGCCTTGAGTCGGTTGTTCAGTGCTATCCAGTGGTCGGGTGTTAATGCGCTCAGTTCGACCTCGCCCAACCTGTTGCCGCTATCGTCGTGGAGACTGACCAGTTGGAAGCGTATATCGGGGGACGTTTCGGCGAAGCGTTCCGAGAGGGGAATGACTTCTCCCTGCTCGTCGCGTGTGACGGGTTCCGCCGACTTGATCTGCTCGGGGCTCCAAACTAAGATCTCATCCGCGAATTGCTCGATCGTTTCGCCTGGCTTCGTGGGCTCGTTCACGATCACCAGGGAGTCGCGTCCGTTGGCTTGCGCAATGCCGGCGAGCCAGGGGTCGGTGATCCCGACGTACTGGTAGACCTCGGGGTTCTTCATTCGCAAGTAGGCGCCATAAACTCTTCCGCCGCCGCCCTCGCGCTTCTTTCTTCTGTAGTCTATCCATCGATCGTAATACTCTTTCAACTCCTTGTATTTTGGCGTCCCGAAGCCAAGGTCGAGCGACTCGTGCATGGGTCGGGTCTCAAAGCGTTTTGCTGCTGCTTCGTATTCCTCATAGAGCCGGTCGTCTTCTTCGTCCTTCTGCCTGACGACGGCTTCTTCTCGGTAATAGTCGGCTTTATTTTGGGACGTCACGAAATAGGTGCCGGCGCCCCAATCGCTCGTCTGCACCGTGCCCGCCTTGCTCGCGTCAAACTCCGTGATGTCTGCGGCACCCGAGCCGTGGAAGACTGGCCCAACCGTGTACCCTGCTCGCCTGGCTGCATCCTCAACCATTCTTTCCGCCGCCTGCATGTCTCCACTCTCCACGGCGGAGAGGTAAGCCTTATCGTCTTCTGCTAACTGAAACTTTGTCTTAGGCTCGCCCTGGCGTTTCTCGATCGCGCCGAAGATATCGGTTTGCCCTGGCTCTTCTTCTGGCCAGGCTTCCTCGATCGCGGGGAACATCTCGGATTGCTTCAAGACATCACGCGGTTTGATCTTCGCCAGGTTGGGGTTGACCAGCTCATCCTTGAACAGATCCGTCATGGCCTCGGCGCGTTTGTCCTTGTCGGCTTCGGCGTGGGATAGACGGATAGCCTTCTCGATCGCCGACTCTTCGCCGGCCAGTTGAAACTCGTCGTTGTAGTCGGTGATAGGCCCTTCCTCAACCGCCGCGTTCAACCCCTTCCACTCCCTGATCTTCCCGCCGATGTATAGTTGGGCCTGGTCGTCGGGGTATCCGTGCTTTTCCGCGTACTCCGTCGCTTCTGCGCGGACTTGGGCCTCGGGTTTCTTCGCTTCCTCGACGAGATACCGATGGCGGTCCATCTTCTCCTTGAAGGAAATGTCCTGCTCCTCTTTGGTGTACCCGTACAGTTCACCCTCGCCGTCTTCGTAGATCTCGCGCCGCCAAGCCTCCTCGGTCATGCGGATATGCTGCTCTGTCGTAGGCTCGTGGTCCGCGAAACGCTCCTTGTGCCCGCCGTGGTCCTCACCGGCCCGGCCCACTTTCACCCTGAGCTGTTCTTCGCCGCCGCTCTCAAAAGCGGTCCTCAGGATCTTAACGGCCATTTCTGTCGACTCTTGCTGATCTAAGCCGTTGAACAAGGGGCCTACCAGTTCGTCATTGCGTAGGAAGTCGGCCAGTTCATCCGCCGTCATGCCGCGCCCGTCGCTGTGAAACCCATGCAACCAGTTCACGCTGGAAGGAACCTGGCGCCCGTCCTTCGTGGTGGTCATTACGAAGAGATCGCCGTACTCGCCAGAGTCCCAGCGGCCTGTATTCTTATTCTCGGTGACCTTGAGGCCTCCCTGCTTCCTGATCCTGACCAGCGTTGTCGTTTTTCGGGGCTCCGTGGAGACCTTGCGGCCCTGTTTCGGGTGGACCTTGACCTCCTTCTCGCCCTTTTTCGGCTTCTTGCGGGTCTTAGCGGGGCTCCCCTTGCCCGATTCCTGCTCCCCAGGCGCGTTCTCCGGGCCTTTCTCCGTCTCCTGGGGTACAGATGCCTCTGAAGGGGCGTTCGTCGATTCTGCCGCGTTCCTGGTGGCGTTACCGCCCTTCCTGACCCTTCCTGCCGCCATGTCTCCCAGCAATCTACGCGCTTCCTTGCCCGTGGTGAGTCCCAGGCCGTCCGCAAGCGCCTGGAAAGTGGCCGGGATCTTGGACAGCAAAGGGTGTTCTATCTGGTCGTTGAGGAGCTGGCCAAGGGCCTCGGCGCGTTTCTCACCGTTCCCGAACTCTTTCCGCAATTCTCCGATCTGGCCTTCGGTCAACACGATCCGTTCGGCTACGTGGTAGACCTCATGGCCGATCGTGCGCTTGTTCGAGTTGCCGGCCAGGAGAATGATGTGGTCTGCTGTTATGAGGGTACCGTCTTTCGTGGTGATCTTGCCGGCAAGGGTGACGCCCCTGGCGGTGAGCCCAAGGGTCGGGATAATGCCAGCCTTGAGCGCATCGTTGCCGACGTCGTCTATAGATTTCGTCTCCAGGGGCTTTATGACGTCGACGGTCGCGATGATAAGAGTCTCGCCGCCTGGTGTCAGTACCTCGACGGTGCTTTCCGTCTCCTTGGTGATCTTCCCGCCCAGGACGCGCTCAACCATCTTCTTCGTGTGCGTCCGTTCCTTCTTGTCCATCTCGCGGACCAGGCTTGTCGTCTGGCCTGAAGAGGGCTTCGTGCCGGCGTGTGCAGCCTCCAGCGCCGCCCTACGATGTACCAGGGGCTCCATCTGCTGCTCCAGGAGTGCCCGCTCTTCCGTGGTGGGCGCTGCGGCGACGTTCTTCTGCAGCCTGGCGATCGCATTGTTCACGCGACTGAGCTGCTTGTCGTACTCTTGGACCGTGCTCTCTTCGGTGAGGAAGGCCCCGGAGACGCCGCCCATCGCCTCGGCCTCGACGCTGGCTTCTTGCGCGATGAGAAGAGTCTCTGCCGCGTCCTTGCCGATGAGAGGTTGCTTGGTGAAGTCTCGCGTGCCTTCAGGGTCGATCAGGTTCTCGATGAGTACGCGCAGTCGACCGTTTCTCTTCTGCTTCCGCCAGAGCCTTTCCGCCTGGCCTTTCTTGTAGTCTTCGCCAAACTGCGCGGTGAGTACCCGTACCCCATTGCCCCAGTCGTCTACCGCTTTAGAAACCTTGTGGGGTTCCGCCCGCTTGCGGTGTTTCTTCTTCCACTCCGCAGCCTTGCGTTGCTTCTTCTCGAAACCCTCTTCGTACTCCTGTTCGCCCTGGTTGGCCTCGGCTTCCTCGGCTTGCCTGGCTTGTCTCTCCTCGGCTTCCCAAGGTGGTTCGCCGGGGCGCTGCTCTCTTTCAGTCTCTTGAGATGGTACCCCTGGCTTGCCAGTCGGTCGTACTTCTTCGCCACCAACCCCCTCGCCTTCCTGAGACTGTGGCATTGCAGGACCAGGTTGCAGATCGTCACGTATGCGAGCTCCACTGTCGGCCTCCTCTTCCCGCGCCTGGCGTGCCGTCTCTGCTATCTCCCCAGGCTCGGCCAGGCCTTCTTCCTGTTTGATCTTCTCCATCGCTTCTTCGATGGTCGCCGGCTGTCCCATCTTGTGCAGTCGCTCGGCGTCCTGCGCCGTGTATTTGTCGTATGCTGCACGCGCCGCGTCGGCATCGTCGGGGTTCTCCTGGCGGGCTTGATCCATCCGCACCTGGCCATAAGATGCGGCTAAGGTACCGTAGAACAAACCAGCGAAGCCGCCACCCAAGGCAGCGTCTCCCCAGTTAGCCCAGATGTCGCGCTGTGCGTCGTAGAGCATCCTTGCCGTAGCGTCGTGGCCTACCGTCTGGATCTGCTCTTGTAGCGACTCCGCCAACATCGACTTGAGGCCGGCGATCGGGACCGTCATCCCTTTCTTAAGCCCCCGGACCCAGTTGAACACACCAGGCAGACCGACCGACTCGGTGAGGCCGCCCAAGATGTCCAGGCCCAAGCCCTTGAGAAGCTTGGCGTCGTCGTCGGTGTACTCCATTGCGTCGGCCAGGCCATGCCCGCCTTCTTGCAAGGCGCCCAGTCCGCCGGCCATCGCCTGCACGCCCCGCTGCACGCCCTTGACCCCAAGGCCCGCGCCTTTCATTACCACGCCACCCGCTGCGAGCTGCGCCAGGAAGGAAGCACCGGAGCCCAGGTAGCCGGCGCCGGTTTCCTGAAACCAACCAGCCACGCCCTCGGTCGGCGTTGCGTCTCTCTTGTACTTTTGGTCGAGGTGTCCCTGTAGAGCCTTCGTGTAGCCCTTGACGTTCTCGGAGCCGCCAACCAGGAAGTCCTTTATGTCCAACGCGCCCGTCAGGGTCGAAGTAACTCCTGTGTCGAAACTACGCCTGAAGGAATTGTAGGAACCTTTGACGAAGCCCATTTCTTCTTCGGGCGGGGCCTCAGACTCAGGAGGAGAATAGCCAGACGGGAGCTCCGGAGCGTTTTGCCCGATCCCGTTCTCCATCGCAAGATCATAGAGCGAGCCGAGGGTATCAAGATTGAAGCCGCCATCGTCGACGGCGGGCTCTTCCTCTGCCGGCCTTTCGAGATAAAAGCCGGCCTCTGCCATGCGTTCTTCGATCGACTGAGTCGCCATCAATGGCCCCCGGTTGCTTGCCTCATTACCTTGATCGATGCTCTCAACCCGCCCAACTCTTCTGGGGTATGGGTGTAACTTTTCACGCCTAACTCTTCGGCTCTCCGCTTCTGGTGGGCATGGATTATCTGCCCGTCTGTCATGTCGGGGTTGATCGGGATAAGATCACGCACGACGTCACCGCCGAAGCCTGGGGTGTAGATGCTGGCCCCCAGACTCTTACGCCTGGCTCTCAGGTCCTCCAACTCCGCCTGTATCCTTGCGGTTTGTTCTTCTTCCAGCGTTGGGTCGGCCAGTTGGGCCACGAGGCTCTTCTCGTCGTCTCCCATCATCTTGTAACGCTGCACCTTCTTCTTGTCGTCGGCCTCGTCCATCTCGGGCACGCTCTCTCCCTGGGAGACCGTCTTGTTCATTACTGCCGTGGCGTGCTTATCGTCCATCGAACGGTCCCAAGTGTCCTGTGTGACGATCGCATCTTGCAAGGCGCGCTCTTTCGCCCGGTCCAGATCCGCACGTACGCTCTCCTTCGTCATGGGCGGGTTCGCTTTCTCTATCTCCAGACCCTTTTTGCGTAGATCGTTGGCGTCCTCGCGCATCTGCTTGACGCGGCCCTCCGTGCGTGTCTTCTGGTCAGAGAAGCGTTTGTCTCTTGAGGCCTGGGCCCTCGCCTTGCGGACCTCGGCCAACCCTTCACCACGCCAGACTTTCACCATCGGTTTGCCCCGATGGGCGCCGCCTCGGTACACGCGCCGATCGCCACCCCTGCCGCCGCGCCGCGTGCCGGCTTCGGTGAACGGGTCCAGACTGGCCTTGGCCCCGCGTCGGCTCTCTTCGGCGTGCAAGGCTTCTTCCATCCGGTCGGCCTCCTGGCGTAGTTTGCCCGACTGGCCGGCGAACTTCTTTAGCTGCGCGTTGATCTGCTTGTGCTGTTGGTGCGATTTGAGTATTGGAGCCATGCCCTCCGCTCTCTTCTGCTGGAAGACATTGAACGCTTGCGGGCTCAGGCTTGCCTTGACCTCAGCGAAGGCGCCGCCCTGTGCCTCGGGTGCTCCGCCTGGCGCCTCGGGTGAGCCTCCGACGTCAGAAGGTGTCGCCCGCGCCTCGAAGGCGGGCCCTTGTCCGCCTGCTCCTACCTCGTCCTGGTACCGGGCGAAGTTAGCACGGGTCCGGGCGTCAGGAATAAGATCGTCGGGCGTGTACTGTCGTATGCGTGCGCCGTGCGGGCCCAAGCCCTCGAATTGGCCCAGGGGTTCCTTCTCCTCGGGCCCGTAGTCCGCTGCTGTGACGGCGGGGTTGACCTTGCGCGTCTCGGCCCCTCTCCGCGCGGCCTTACGTTTGCGGGCTTGCTGATTCTGTTTCCAGGTCCGTGCCATCGCCTATGCCCCTCCTGTCCTGTCTGGGTTATCCCGCGCCCAAGTCGGGTTAGCGCCGAAGTCTATCCCATCGTCCAGGCCGAGCATCTCCAGAAGTTCGTTGTAGACCTGCGCGAAGGGATCTGTCGGGTCCGTGGGAATCGCGCCAATCCCAGTGAGCAAGGACATTAGGCTGTCTTGGCCGCCAATCGCCTGGTCGCCGAAGATCCTCTGGCGCTGGTTGTCGTCGCCCAGTAGTCCCATGAACATGTCGCCGGCGGAATTGTTGCGTGCGCGTTCGTCGCCGAGAAGGCCCAGGTGCATGTTGTCGGTGATCTGCTGAAACGTGCCCTCTAAGCCACCGAGGCCCATCATCTGATCGCGGTGCTGGAACTCCGCTGCACGGTCCTGCTCCGCTACCATGATGTCGGCTTCGCCCATCTGCTTTGTGGCTTCGCTCTGACCACCAGCACGGATGTTCGCCGCTGACCTGGCGTACCCTGGATCGCTGACGTTGCCGCCAAACGACCTGGCCAGACCTTCGAGCGCGTTGTCCGTCCCTGCCTTGGCGCCGCCGGCAGCTCTCGAGTACAGGTGCGAGAGCTTCTCGTCGCTCATGCCCTCAGGAGCGCCACTTGCAAGCGTCTTGCTCAGTGCGTCGTAGTTGGGACGCCCACGGTCGGGAGCCGTCAAGGCGCTGGGTGGCGCGAAGCCTTGGGAGAAGTCCTTGGCCTGGCCCCGTCGCGCCGGGTCATGCTGTGCGCCCCTCGTGCTGACTGTCGGGTTCTTTCTTGGCATGATGCCCTCCTATCGTGATTGCACCGGCGGGAGACGTCGCAGGATCTCGGCGTTGTCTCGTTCCAGTTGCTCCCTTAGACTTCCTAAGTTCCGTTTGTGGCGCATGTCGCTTGCCGCCATCTCTTCCTTCAAATTGGCGATCTGCTCCCTGTGCGCTAATAGGATCTCTCGGTTGTTCCGCACTTCGCCGGCGATCCCGTCGAGCGTCCTTTTCTGAGCCATCTTGGCATTGCTCACGGCCTCGTCGACGTTCTTTAACTCGCGGCCTATGCCGACACGGATCTCCGACTTGTCCTTCTTGGCCTGGTCGCGTACCTTGACTATCTCCCGCTTCTGCGCCGTGTGGTTCCTCGCTATGGCCTCTTCTGTTTTGTTTATCCTGGAACTCGCGTTTGCGCTTATCTCCCTAATAGACTCTTCCGTTGCGTTCATCTTCTTGACAATAGCCTTGAGCACCGCCTGTTCTTTTGGCGGCGCCTGGGGCTGCTGGGCGGTCTGGTTCTTCCGCGGCATAAGACTACCTGGCCCTAATGGCGTCGAGCAACTCGCCCTTGTCTTCAGTCATCTGCTTTTGGAGATCGCTGAGTTCCTTCATGCGCTTCTCGCGCCCGTCGGCCATCTCATCGTGGACGTCGGAAATCTCCGTAAAGATCTTCTCGCGGGTGTCGGCGAGCCCGGCTTCTGTCTTGTGTTGGCTTACCCTCAGCGCCCCGATGTCCCTGACGTTCGTGCTGATGCAGGTGTCGCGTGCTCCGTTGGCCCAGGCGAAGGCGCACAGAGTACCAATAGAGCCCAGGAGTAAAACAAGGATGGTAACGAGGAGCCCCCAGAGCCGCCCCGTTACCGTTTTCTTGCTGTTGCTGATCGCGTCGAAGGTCCGGTCGCGCCTGTCGAGGCAGTCGCCGGTCAATACGTGGGCGTCGAGCTGCAGCCCGTCTCTATTTTCTCTTAACGGTTTCTTCTTCGCCATCCTTCGCACCTCCGTCTGGTTGCGTTTGTGCCGGCATGGCCTCCATTGGGATACGCTGCGCTGGGTTTACTTCGATAACCAGAACATCGTCGCCCAGTTTATTGTTTGCTGCCCTGATCTCTTGGATCAGCCCGGCGCGTTGCTGCTTGAGGCGTTCGAGTTCCTGGCGCTTCTGGTCGATAATCGCGTCGAGGGCGCCGATGTTTCTCATAAGGGACAAGCGGAGGCTTCGGGTCTCCTTCTCTTCCTTCGGCGTCATTTCCGTTTCTGCGATTGCCGGTGTCTTCGCTTCTTTCGTTGCCCGTGCCTCGGACGACAAGCAGGCGATCGTCCAGACGGTGAGAAGGATAAGCATCGCCGGCAAGATCATCCTGTCGTACTTGGCGCGTTCTTCTTTTGTCCACATGGGGGAGGGCTCCTTACTGCAAGATGGGCCGGGCGTGGAACTTTTCCAACGCCTCGAGCCGTTTACGCAGATCCGCTATTTCCTCGTCCTGCGCGTTGATTCTGTTTACCAGAACGTCTTGCACCATGTCCAGTTGTCCTATCTGAGCGGCTTGGTTCTCGACAAGGCCTTGTTGCTCTTGTAGCGCTTTCCATGCCACTGGAATCAGGAGCGCCGGGACTATTTTGATCTTGCCCTCCATCGAAGAGCTGGGGTTGGTCTCAATGCGGGCCGCTCGGGGGTAATGCTCCATTACGTCCTGGCCGATGAAGCCATCTTGAAGAGGTACGGTGGTCCTCCGGTCGTCTGTACCGGCCCGTTTTGTGCTTGAGCCATAAGCGTTCATCTTGTAACGGAACTGCGAAACCGGGAGAGACCTCACTATATCGAGCGCATTGGTTTCAGAACGTCGAATATCGCTTTTTAGAGATCGGTCAGAACCTTGCTCTAGTTGCAACACGCCAGATATCACCACAAGCCCGCCCTCGTCGCCGCCATCGCCATCAAGACACTCAAGGAAGGCTCCCTGGACTCCCGCTTGCGTCTGGTCATCCTCGCCTATTTGGAGGGTAATCCCGGTCCGAGTTACATCGTTCCCGTCGTTAGTGATGGTCAGCGCGTAGCCAGCGGATGCTTTTGTTATATTAAGCCCACCTCCGTTCAAAAACCGCGCAATCTCTGCCGCTCCGTAGAGAACGATATCGCCACCGCCCCCATCTTGAAGGAGGGTGTCATCCGTATAAGGCGCGGCTATGCCTGTCCCAGCACGACGGAAGTAACTGGTGCCGCCGTTGGTTGTAAGCATCACACCCGCCCACGCACTCGCGCCGGCGTTCGGATTTTCAACCTTCAAGCGGGTTGCGCCGTTTTGGCTTAGTTCGATATGCACTTCCTCGTCAATCGTCCCGGTGCCGGGGAAGCCTACTGTAGTGTCAGCGTCTATAGTCATGGCCGTAGCGAGGCCTGTCACGCCATCAGGGTTAGGGGCCACTCTCACACGAAAAGCGTCATGATTACCGTTCAAGACTCCCGCTGTGATGGTAGCGCCGCCAGAGTTCCCGTTATGGTACATCGTGCCAAAGTATGTCGTCGGCAGAACTGAAGCATAGTAGAACTTGAAGATATTGTAGGCCGCGCCTTGTAGCGTGAGATTGCCGTCGGCCAGAGTGGACAGAGCAACCGTGAGATCGTCTGTCACTATGAGGTCGTCGCCAACCGTGAGATCGTCTGTCACTATGAGGTCGTCGCCAACCGTGAGGTCATTGGCAACCGTGATCAACCCAGTTGTCGCAGTAAGCTCAGCTGTAGAGTTCACCCTGATCTGAGTCGAAAAGGTGGAGTTCAATAGCGTGTACTGGCCGCCGCTGTGATGAATCAAACAGTAATCTGTTGCCCCGATATGATCCTCATGGCCGAATACTGCATAAGCGGTAGCGGTGGGCCACGCACCGACATAGGCATTATTGACCGTAAGAGGGCCAGTCGGAGCGTCGATGGCTCCGCTTGCGTCCACGGTCAGCATCGTATGATAGCCCGTCGCCGTCGTGTAGCCTTTCCAGAAGAACGTGGAGTCGTAAGAGCCTGTGCGGTACACCCCGTAGAACATCTCGGCCTGGTGAGGAGCACCGCCGCCCTTATAGCGAGTCTGCGTGAAGTATCCCGCACCATCAGGGATATTGAAGATCATGTCATGGAGCGCCTGGTAGGCGCTTGGGTTGTAGGCCGCGACCCCGAGTTCTGTGTTTATCTCAAGCGTCGCGCCGGTAAGAACGTAGGCCGTATGATCGTCGATCGTGTGTGCTCCAGCGACAGGAACCGCCTCCCAAGCGACGACCCCTCCGCCATCCGTGGTCAACACTTCACCGTCTGCGCCATCGATTACCGGATACGTGCAAGCACCAATCGCTACGCCAGCGGCTCCCGTGAACGCCCAGACTCCTGTCCCGCCGTCATATTTGAGACTGTCTGTGTCGGTATCGGGGCCAACGAAGAGGTCATCTGAAATAGCGGCGAAGGCGTAAGAGTCGATTGCGGTGTCATGGTCAGCGGCGGTTTGCGCGTTAAAACTGCCGCCCGTTGTACTTCCGGCAGCGTGTCCGTAGGCATAGAACCCTCCGCGAACGGCATCTACCGTGCCGACCCGAAGCGCCGTGTATGAGGTGCCTGAGCCCCTCACATACAAGGATGAGCCATCGGTCTCGAAGTCATGATAGTCGGTAGCGGCAACTTTACTAAGACGCAGGGCAGTTCCCCCGGCATCGACAATATCTAAGTCTGCGTCAAGCGTGTAGGGCGCTGTGTGGCTTACGAGCGTGTGCGCCTCGGCGTGATCTCTCGCCGCGATGTCTACCCCGTCCACCGTGCCGCCAAGCGTGATGTCGTTGGTCACGTAGAAGCCCGAAGCGTTCATCATGGCCTCACGGACACCGGCATAGAGAAAGTTGAGATTATCGCCGTCGGCTCCGTCAAGCACGAACGATACGTTCGTCGCGTCGTTGGACAGGTGGTAGTAAGGCGCAGAGTTCGCCGAAGCATCCGTGACGTGGACGTAAGCAGTCTCAGCCGGGGCTGAATAGAAGAGAAACCCGCCAACCGTCGTATAGAAGGAAGCAAGCGCGTTCCCCGCGTAGATGCTCAAACTGTTTGTTGGTGTCGAATCGCTGTTGAGGTTCAGCCAGTACGAGTTGTCGGCCCAGGCTACGATATTGAAGCCGCCGGGGTCCATCAACTGATCGTGGCCGTGCAAGGCGTCGGCGTTGCTCCCGTCCACCAGCGCACCGTCTACGTTTATCGTCAGGACGTCGCCGGCGATCGCGGTGTCTATGTTCGTCCCACCCGTGAACGTGAAGACGTCCTCGTAGGTGTCGACTGTTGTAGAGCCGGTGTCGGCGTTGAACGTGTACCACCTGGTCAAGGTGCCAGTGGTGAGCAACTGGGCGCTATTGAGATACACAACCAAGGCGCCGCCATCGGTCGCCTGGTATGAGACGAACGCATCGAACTCTATTAGGTCGGTTGACCAGGACGTCGGGACGCGATGCTGCACAGGAGCGACCATCGGCCAGGTTTGAGAATAGGCGCCAGCAGCAAGCAGGATCAGCGAGAATACAAGGAGGTACTGAGCGAGTCGGTGTTTCATCGGGTGCTTGCCCTCAGATTGATTTGCAAGACTGCCGGCGCCTTGCCTGTAGCCGGGTCCATCGACCCTACGAATTGACCAAGTAGTTGAATGACTCCACCTGCGACTGCCTCGCTGGCGACGGTGCCTGGCGTTACGCCCAGGTACATGGGCTTGCCCTTTGTCGGAGGCGTCGTGAGGCCTGGCGTTACGAGACACCAGGTAGCGCCTGAACTCTTGTAGGTGAACATGCCGCCAGGGGCGCAAGACGACTCGCAGATCCCCAGAGCCAGTTGATGCGAGCCCCTTACCGCGTGCGCTTTGATAACCTCACCCGAGGTTGTGTCGATCGCGAACGCGTTACCCGAGACGAGATCGCCTGGTCCGCTGTTCACCATCTGGTCGAGCGGGTCGTCCACCTGCTTGTCTGGCTGAATCACTCTTCCCGCGTAGTAAGGGACCTCTGGCGTATATGCAGGGGTTGACGTCTGGACGAGAAGCCCGTCTGTGTTCATCTCCATGCGCCGCTGCGCTCGGCAGAGTTTGTCGAGAAGCCGGTTGAGATCGAAGTTGCCCATGTCGGTAGTGCGGAAGATAAACTCAGGCACGGTCAGCCTCCCCTTGTCGACTCTGCGGGATGCTCCTCTTCCTCCACGCCCATGTACTGAAGGACGAAAGGCCCGCCAGCGTAGGCGTACCACTGGAGCAGATACGCCAGGGCCTTCGACGGGTGCGGCGCCATGTACTGCCAACTCTGCGTCTGCTTGAGGTTGGCCTCAGTGATCGTCCTCGTGTGCGTGTCGCTCGACTGGTCGACTACGATGTCATTGGCCGCTGCGGTGCGGATGATCCATTCAAGAGTCTGCGCCTGGTTGGTACGCGAGAAGAAGTTGATAAGAAGGGCCTTGAGAGCGGCGGGATACAGATAGCGGGTTTCACCAAACATGATTCCGCAGGGCATTGGAGCAAGCAGCAGATAGTCGCCTGTGGCCGGCGAGCCGGCTAACGTCGCGTCTGTGCGGATCAGCTCCTCGTCTGAGTCTGCCTCCGTTTGTGCGCCTATTCGGAACCATTCGAGGGTGCCTGTTGAATAGAGTACCGCCGCCCTCAAGCCTTCAAGCGTGTTGTCGGTCGGGAACTGTAAGCCTTCGACCGTCTTGTCGATCGCCAAGACGTCTTGCGTCGACGTATTGGTCAGGGCCCATTTCGTGCGCTGCAACGGAGAGCCCAGGCCGTAGTCCTGCATTCCATAAGCGCGGTTGAGCATCCCGTAGCGATCGCCGGCAAAGATCTGGTGCGGGAGTATCCCGTCAGGCGGACAAGGAGACGCCGAACTCAACGAGCAAGTGAGCTCCTGGCCGAAGCCGGGGTGCACCGTGTTGTGGCGAAGGTCAAGCATCAACGTCTGCGCGAAGTCTACGGCCAGAGTGGTCGTCTGATCCTGTATCGTCGTCGGGTCTGCCGCCCACGCCAGGTCATGCCAGTTGTCAGTGTTGGGGTCGAAGCCGTCGACCAGGTCAGGCGCCGCGCCGAAGTTGCCCCATATTCCTCGGTCTTGCTCTTCGATCAGGTGCAGGTAGTAACGCTTCTGGTGGTTGTCATAGATCGCATGTGCGTACTGGAGGTGCTCCATTGAAACACGGCCGCCACGCAACCATCCCCAGAAGAGCGGGCTTGATGGGTGGACCTCGAAGACGCCTTCGCCTACGAGCAGGAGATTGCCCTCAGGGGCGAGCCAGAGCAGCCGCTTGTCGCCGAGTTGCACGATCGATCGGCGGGCCAAGCAACCGGCGCCAGAGATGATGTGCGGGTCAGGATAGACGCCACCAGCCAGGCTATCGTCGAGCGCCTCTTCGTTCTGCCTGAGGTACGCTATATGCTTATGGCCGGCAACGACAAGGGTAGCCCCGACATGTGCAAGAGCGACGATTCTGTCACCAGGCATTTCGAGGTCGCGGTGTGCGTTATCTGGGACGCTTTCAGTATTGAGCCCCGACGTATCCTTCCCCGTCCACCAGATTTCGCCTTCCTCGCCAAGGATCTCATACTCCGCTTCGGTTTCGGCGTCACCATCGTAAGGCCTCGTGTCGACGCCTTCATCCTGTGATACGTGCAAGGCGGTAGAGTCGTAGGCCACTGGGGTCAGACCATAGATCTTGTACTCGTCAAGAGCCAGATCCACGCCATCATCAAAGGGGAGCTCGGAGTAGCCGAAATGCGCCTTCGTGGTGGCGCCGCTGCCGTAGGTTCTTGAGCCAAAATCCGTCGTTCCAAGAAGGACCCAGTCGCCGCCAATCACTGCCGAGTAGACGGTCATCCAATTCCCGACACGTTCTACTTTGAACTTCCGCCAGGTGTCGAAGGCGCTGTAGTCCAGGCCGGCGGTGTGCATATCGTAGGAGTAGGCAACCCCCCAGGTCATAGCGGCGCCGTTCATTATGCCGAGGTCAAGGACCAACGCCCCTTTGTCGAACAGGCCGGGGTGAAACTTGAGCTGGAGATGGATCTCCGAGTTGTCGGCAGCGTGGCCGATGCGGAAGAGCGACTCTCGCCACAGGGTGCCGGCACGGGTAGGCAAGTAGAACAAGCCTTCGACGGCAAAGCTGCCGGTTGGCCCCAGTTCTTCCGTGGTCAGTTCGAGATACCCGTTCGTCTTGAAGTAGTCGATTTGGCTGTCGACCAACTGCAAGCCGTCGCCAA